TACAGCATGGGTTTACAATACGCAGTCGATGATCTCGCCGATCTCGACGAGGCAGTTCAATCTTTATACGAACAGGACGGTGATCGCTATATCTTGAAAGTCGAAGGAATCCCGGAACCAGAGGATACCAGTGGACTCAAAACCAAAGTTCAGCAGTTGATGGACGAGGCGAAAGATGCGAAGCGACGCGCCAAAGAATTAGAGTCGCAGAAACAGCAGCAAGAAATGGACACCGCTCAAGAAAAGGGCGAGTTCAAGAATCTCTGGGAACAGGCTCAAGCGAAGCTAGCAGAGAAAGACGCAGAGCTGCAAGAGTTCACGACAAAGATACAACAGAAAGACATTAATATCGCTGCTCGCGGTATTGGCTCGCAACTTGCGAAGTCAGACGCCAAACGAGCGGAGGTATTGGCCGACTACGCAAGCAAGTACGCTCGGCACGACGGCGAGAAGGTTCAGTTTTTAGTGGGCGGGATGGAAGTAGACCCATCGGCTCTAATGGATCATCTCTCGAAGGAATATCCGTTTTTGGTTGACGGCTCATCGGCCACCGGGGGTGGTGCGACGAGTTCTGCAAGTAGCGGGGCTACGAAATCACTTAATCGAGCCGACTTTGATAAGATGGCGGCATCCAAGAAGATGCAGTTCGTCAAAGACGGCGGCATCATTTCAGACTAAGACTAAATAGGTAAATAAATCATGAACACTTTAACAAATCTAACTCCAGACCTGTATGAAGCGCTTGATACCGTTTCGCGTGAGCTGGTCGGTATGATACCTGCGGTAACACTCGATGCTAACGCAGAACGTGCGGCTAAAGGTCAAACAATCCGCAGCGCAGTAGCTCCTAGTTCATCTGCTGCTGATATCACTCCAGCTCAGAAAGCGCCCGACACTGGCGATCAAGTCATCACCAATAAAACTTTGAGCATTTCAAAGTCTCGCGGTGTGGCTATTCGCTACAATGGCGAAGAGCAGCGCGGTCTAAATACTGGCCCTGGATATAACAGCATTCTTCAGAATCAATTCGCCCAGGCGATGCGTACTCTGACGAATGAAGTTGAATCTGATCTCACAGCTCTATATTCATCTGCTTCTAACGCATACGGAACTCCTGGCACTACGCCTTTTGGCACTGCTGGTGATTTCAGCGATGCGTCTTTTGCTCTCAAGCTGCTCAAAGATAATGGCTCGCCGCTGACTGGTAATCAGCTAATCGTAAGTTCTGCTGCTGGTGCTTCTATGCTCGGTCTGCAAAGCCGCACCGACGTCCAGGGCAACGATTCAATGTTGCGTCAAGGCGTTATGCTTTCGACCGCTGGTATGGATATCCGCGAATCAGCACAGATCAACGCGCACACTAAAGGCACTGGCGCGAACTACGTGACAAACGGCACATTCGCAGTCGGCGCAACAGCTATCGCAATCGACGGCGGTACTGGCACTATCTTGGCTGGTGACACAATCACTTTCGCTGGCGATGCTAACAAGTACGTCGTATCAGAAGCACTTGCTACTGGCACAGTGACTATCGCTGCTCCCGGTCTGAAAGCTGCTCTCGCTGATGGTGTAGCAGTAACAGTCGGCAACGGCTACGCTGCAAACATGGCGTTCAACCGTGATGCGATCGTTCTGGTAACACGCGCTCCGGCTCGCCCAGTTGAAGGCGATCTTGCTGAGGACGTAATGCTTATGACTGATCCTCGCTCCGGTATCACTTTCGAAGTCTCGATGTACAAAGAGTACAGACAGGTTCATTTTGAAGTGGCACTCGCTTGGGGCGTCGCAGCCATCAAGCCAGAGCATATCGGCATCTTGCTAGGCTAAAAGTGATCGCGGGGCGTCTTCGGGCGCTCCGCATCATTAACGGAGGACAATATGGCATCAATCCCAACAGTACAAATCGACCGGGATGGTCAAAAGGTTATTATTAACGAATCCGATTTCGATTCAAAGACAATGACGCTATTCGGTGAAAAGCCAGCGGCCAAGCCGAAGGCAGCGCCGAAAAAGACTCGCAAGGCTAAAGCGGAGAGCTAAATGGCTACCATTATCGTCGAAGACGGCTCAATAGTCGCTAACGCGAACAGCTACGTCACTACTGCCGAGTTCACTCAGTATTGCGCGGATCGCAACATCACGATCTCTGGCACTTACGGTGACGAGTCGGAATTGCTTATACTGGCGATGGACTACTTCGAGCAGCAGCCGTTTCGTGGCATTAAGTTCATCGAGACTCAGCCGCTCCAGTTTCCGCGTTCTGATCTATTTATAGACGGCTATCTCACGAATTCTAGCCAGATACCAGAGCTAGTAAAAGATGCACAGATCACTATCGCCATATCTATTATGGCTGGCAACGATCCGCTATCAACCGTGGATCGAGCAGTTAAGCGCGAGAAAGTAGATGTAATTGAAGTCGAGTATATGGATAACGCTTCTATCTCTACCGTTATTCGCAGCATCGGTAATGCAATGCGTAAGCTGGTCACATCTAGCACTGGCGGCAACAATATCCGAACTATTCGAGGCTGACATGGCGATAAATTACACATCGCTCCAGGGTACAGCGACTCGATTGTTGAAAGACAACGGGCAAGTGGTGCAGTTCGCATATAAGACCGGGGAAATTATCGATCCGGCTACCGGGCAGGTCACAACGCCAGCTACCAACAATACGATCGACGCATTTGCTATTGTTCGTCGTTACGATAACGAAGAAGTGAATGGCTCTACGGTTCTCGCTTCCGATCTGCTGCTGATAATTAACAATATCGCAACTGAGCCGGATGTGGCCTGGACTGTAACAGTCGATTCCAAGATTTGGCGAGTTATGAGTGTTAGAACTCTAAGCCCGGCAGGTACTAACATTGTCTACTATGTGCAGATCAGAATATGAGCGCGGCAGAGAAGGATATTAACACGGCATTATCGGTACGTTTGGCAGAATTCCAGACAGCCGGAAATCCGCCTATCGCTTATGAGAACGCGGCATTCACGCCAGTTGACGGCGTACTGTATCTGCTAGAGACTTTCATTCCGAACATTAAAGATCAGCTCGGACTCGGCCATTCAAGCGCCGACGATTATGAAGGTTTGTATCAGGTCACGGTAAATGATTCACGAAGTAATAGAAGATTCACAGCGCAGGAACAGGCGCGGCTACTTATGCTGCATTTCCCGCGTGGCGCTGAATATACTTTTAACAGCGTAAAAGTTAAAATCACCAGCGCAAGAGTCTCACAGGGTGTCACCGAAGAGGGCTGGTATTCTGTCCCGGTGACTATCGAGTGGCGGGCAATAGTATGAGCTGGGAATCTGATTGGAAGAAGATAGAGTCTAAAATCGACCGAACTCTCGACCAAGGAATTCGAGCGACTCTTCTTGAAGTAAGCACGGCAATCATAAAGGGCACACCAGCAAAGACCGGACGTGCCCGTGGTAATTGGCAAGCATCCATTGGTCGCGGGGCGACCGGGGAAGTTTCCGTAGATAGTGTGAGATCAGGCGAAGCCAAAGCAATCGCAGAAGTCAACCAAAAGGCAAGCGTGGCGGTCGGTGATCTTTATTATTTAACAAATAACCTTCCGTACATTGAACGCCTGGAATATGGCTGGTCAAAGCAATATCCAAGCGGGATGGTTCGGATCAATTTGCAGAATTTTAACCGTTTGCTGGTTAAGAATATCAAAGCAGCAAGCAACTAAAGAGGATTTAACATGGCTATTCAAACATCTGCGGGCACTACTCTGAGTCTCGTCTCAGGACTTCCCGCAACATACGACCAGGCAGGATTCGAAGCTCTCTCATACGCCGTAGTTGGCGAAATTACTGAGATTCCAGCATTCGGCTCGGTTTATAACTTAATCACTCACTCACCTCTCGGTGAGCGTCGAGTGGTGAAGCGTAAAGGTTCTATCAACGACGGAACTCTGACACTCTCATTCGCTGCCGACGCTGCGGATGCTGGTCAAATCGCTGCGAAAGCTGCTGCTGCGACCGATACAGAGGTTTCTGTGAAAATCACTTATCCAGACGGTGAGGATGATTACTTCACTGGCTTGATAATGAGCTATCAAGTCAACGCTGGCGGCGTGGACAGCATCAAGTCAGACAATATTGTATTAGAACTGACAAATGCACCAGTAAACGTAGCAGCCTAGTAGCTGCTTAATAAAACGAACATTCGGGGCGTGAATTATGGATTTAGCGAGCATTGACTTACAAGCAGCAGCGGATGAAGGAGTCGAAGTAAAACTCCAGCATCCGGCCAGCGGTGAGTATCTA